GAACTCAACTATGTTTGCGGCCGCAGGAGACGGCGCGGACTCCATAGTGCGGCCTGCCTTAGCCCACACATAGGTATACACGTAGGTGCGGTATTCTACCGTTAGTCCGTCAGTTTCCGAGGGGGGTGTTATTGATGCCACCGGCGCTAGGGTTGGCTTAGGTACGCCTAGGTTGTATGAGTTTGACGCGCCGTGCAGCGTGCCATGTAAGCTCCCGCCTCCGGACGGAGTGACGAACTCATTGTATGTAAACTGCGGTACGAGGAAGTTGTCATCGTTGTCGGTGAAGTAAACAACTTCGTAGTCGTCCCCGATTATCTGCCCACGACAGAAGTCGACATCGTTAACAGACGCCATCCACCACGTACCGTCTTCGACGGTGTAGTCCTCGTTGTAGCGGAACAGCGTCTTAGGGTCGATGCCTAGTGTGTATAGGGGGCTGCCGTAGCTGTATGTAGGCTGCAACGGGCCGCGTCGAGTAGTGTCTACGTTGAGTGCTGTCTGCGACCTATCTTCCGGCAAGTACCGCGCACTCGTCCGTGGGGAAATCCCACCGAATTTTGATACTTTCAACGCTACCACGGTTGTCTCCTAAATTTGTATCCGGTTAGCTACCCACCCGTATAAGAACGATTCGTCCTTCTCTCGCTGTTCAACTAACGACAAGTAGAACGCACCCTGTACGCAGTTTAGCAGCTTCAGTAATACGTGCGAATCCCTGTGTGTCAGATACCCACCCAAAGCCGTGAGTGTGCCGCTGCCTATTACTCCATCAGCCTCGATGTCATCATAGAACCCCTGTTTGTTGTTCAGCCCGTTAAGGCACACCTGCAAGAACATACCTGCACGGTGCACACCAGTGTTAACCGCAGTGTCGAACACTTCCATAGCGATGTTGGGGCTTAGCTTTAGGATTACGTCACCGTTAATCTTATCCCAATACTCTTTGGTGTATACGTACACAGCTACGTCTTGAGGCATAGCAGTCATGTCACCCTTGTAGCCGTACTGCCTTGCGACGGCTTCAGTAACGCCGAACTTAGTCGCGCCGCCTGAGTCGTCGCTGTGGTTAGAGTACCCACCCTCAATGCCTATTACGTCGGCTATGATGCCCTCACGTGTTGTTGCGTAGGCACTACTCATAGGTCTTTATCCTGTGTGCTTCTGCTTGGTCAGGGCCGGGGGCCATCTTAGACAGTACGTTAACACCGAAGAACATGAACGTAGGTGTCATCTTACGCCACTTCGGTACGCGTGCTTTGCAGAGGTCAGTAAACCATTGGTCGATGGCACGTTTCAGTTCACGGTCAGTTGTCTCGTCCCTGTCGCGCCCTTCCCAGTGATAATGCCTCCACCACAACAAGCCATCATGTATAGCACTTGGCACCATCACCCAGTCATGGTCAGGGAAGGCATTAGCACCGTTCCATGCAAACCCAGACTTGAGCGTGATTCCTTTGCGGCTGATCTTGATACGTGCGTCTTCGTAAGGGAACCGCAGCTGGATAGGAAACCACTTAGGGAACGGGTAATGTTCCTTGGTTTCTACGACGTACTTAAACCCTTCACGGACTTTCATCTTCTTCCCCTGCGACTTCAACGGCTACAGAAGTTGGCCCGACCTTGCCGTCGCCAATAGAAAATTCCGGTTTAACTTTAATCAACCCGCCGAGCGCGGATACCTCGAAGCCCATATCAATCGGTGCCATACCAGCACACCCAGTGAGCATCAAACAAGTGAGTAGTGTAATCATAGTACGCATATCAATCTCCGTTGTTAGGGACATATGTAGTTTCGTCGTCGGCGCGGCAGTATTTAACGTAGTGCTTACCATTCTCCACTTTGCGCATCAAAATTCTCTGTGTAGTACCCAGTTCCAGTCTGAGTTGCTTTACCTTTTCTCTAAGCGTTTCTACCCCATCTTCATCTTCAGGGCCACGTTTCATTGAGGCATCTTCGAACGGTGTCCACTGGTCAAACTGCGAACAAAACGCTGACTGGTGTGCGCTTATTGCGATCTCAGGAGTGTGGCGGCGCTCCACTGGCTCGGGGGGCGGGAAGTAACGTATGCCTATAGCGACTAACGTCATCGCCAAGAAAATCATGATCGCGTAGTTAGAGGGTATGGCCCACCCATAATGCGACGCGAACGGGGCAGCGATGCCCAGCACTAAAACGATCTGCCAGAGTTTCAACCGTTGTAGCAGTTCTGCGATGCTTTTTGCTTCCACTTACCTGCGCTCCCATGATCCTTGAGGGTAACACCTGCTCCGCGTCCTTGGATACAGGTCGAAATAGTAACCACCTATCCGACAGTAATCGTAGTGGCTTGTTTGGTTTATTAAATACATACCGTAGTTGTCTCTGGCCCAGCGCACTCCATGTGCACTCAAGCTGGATGAAAACAGCAGTAGTATTATTGCGAATTCACCTTGGCTTCTATCGACCGTAAAATTGTAAACATTTGCTCGTGGTCACGTTCGTTTTCTTTTTGCAGCAGCTCGCCTATATCACTGGCTTTAATTACGCTTTGTTCTAGGAGGTCAATCTGGTGGTTAAGTAGGCTGTGGTTGTGGCGCAGCTCTTGTAGGTCGTCACGGCTGGACTCTGTATGCTCGTAGTGGGCGGCGGGACTAGTGTCGTGGGTGCCAATAGACGCGTCAGCAATCGTGCTAACCTTCGCAAGAACCACAAAAGAGACTGTGGCAGCTACCATTGCCATTAGGTCTAGCGCATCTTTTAACACAAACTTCTGCCCAAACACCTGCTACCTCCTAAACTTAAACACGTTATGACAAGTCTCTAATGAGTTTGCCTAAAATTATATTGTCTCTTGTTTCTTGATCCACCGAAGGTATTGCGCCCTCCGCTAACAAGAGATCAACAAATGCTTGATAACCAGAGGAAGAATCGCAGCATTCAATATTCACATTTCTCGAAGTTAGAAGATGGTATGTAGCCTCAATCTCCGCTTCCGCTGCTGTCCACGTGCCTCTATCAGCAGAAAGGTCTTCAACAAAATATCGAACATCAATAATTATCTGACGGCCAAGAACATGTGCTTTCAAAGATTCGCTAGTATGATCTGACCAAAACACTCGCCCTGTGGGTAGCCCTTCACCATCATCACTTGTCAACTCAAGAGCATACTCTGGGGCCATATCGCCCCACTCATTAACAACGCTTCGGTAGTCGCCTTTTTCACGTATGCCGCTTACTTCGCCAGCAAACAATCCGGTAAACCGATTGAACTGAACTATTCCTACGGGTCTCTCAAAAATATTCATGACATAATCCCCACTTCAAATAAGGCTTGTGTGAAAAGGGCTGTGCTTTCAGGTTTTGATATGAGCAATTTATTTCCTTTTGAAGCAAAATAATTGACAGTGTTTTGCCACTCACCAACGCTACTGTTTACATATGTTTGTTCAATCAGTCTTATTGGCCCGTTATATTCTAAGAAGGCTATATCTTCCGAGTCCTGAGTTACGGCACCCTGATCACTAATCTTTATATTTTCAACGCGCTGAAGCTCCACATGACTCATATCAAAAGTCCCAACTGTAGGTTTAACTTCGTAAGATTCGTTGTCGTAGACCTGACCGCTATCGGCTTGAACTTCTGTGTACTCAGCTCCCTGATAAAATTCAAGTTCAGGATCAGTTCGTGTTTGCCCGTCTTGCATAGTTGCGTGATCAATAGTCACGTTAGTCGCACTTTCAGTGCAAGAAATAACCGTATCAGTTTTTTCAATCGTTCGCAGAATAGTACAGATGTCGCCATTCATATCAGTATCTTCTTCTACTGCTGTTACATCAGGGTTGGTAGTTGTTCCTGCCGCCCAGTCTGATCCAGACCCGGATTTTTGATGTATTGCTTGACCTAAGTTCTGGGAGGCAGTCGTGGCGCTGGCTCCAATTAAAACTTCTCCGGCTGTTGGGGTTAATGCCGTTTTAAACGTATAAACAACACTTCCAATTGTTACCGTATCGCCATTGGAAGGCACCCCGGAAAAGCGAACCATATTCATGGCATATCTGCCCATTGTCGGGGTCTGGGTAACTCTAGCAACGGGCGATCTTGATATTTTTGTACAAGGTCTGGGAGCGCGGAACATTCCTACCGACCTGTCAGGGGTTGCCGTGCCTGTTATGTCACTGATAAGAACGAATCCGTAACTAAAGTTAGCATCCTCTTTAAGAATAATCGGATGCGGGTGATTCAAGNNATTGGNAATTGATCCATAGTTGTTAATGGCGCTGTTTCCCGTGTCAAGCCCGACTATAAGGCCACGAATATCAATTCCTGCTCTGGCCTCACCTTCTACAAAAACATCCCCGAACCAATACCTTGTACCATTAATGTAATTGCCCAACATGCTAAGAATCTTAAAGGGGGGGTCATCATAAACTCCAGAGTAATTAAGGTTTGAAGGTGTTACTGCCTTTTGAACCCCGTTGCCACCCGTAGCAATGTTGTTGTGGGCAAAAACATCAATCATCCGGCTTTTAACTTCGTCAATATAAATTAACCTGCCTTTATTTTCGAGAGAACTGTTGCTTGGTTGGTGAAAGTATCCACCCCCTTCTCCCATCAGTCCATATCTGATAGTTATTACCGGAAAGGAAGTCACAATTTCACGAATTTGGCTCACATGCCATAGTGTTCCATCATGCTCCATTCTATAAAGCCGCATGTTCGCCTTTGAATTGGCACCAGATCCTGACCCTGTATTTCCTGTAACGTCTTTACCTTTATTATTTAACGAGGCGTAATGAAGTAAATAAGTAACGTTTAGATTATCAGGGTCTACAAAGTAACAAGTATCACTGGAGTCAGTAGTGATATTACTTGGCCTGCCCCACGTTTGAACAGTTGCCGCTGCGGTCGTTGCAGTTTCAACGCTGTCAACACTGAAGCCTGCTGTGTCGTAATCAAAAAAGGAGTAATTAGTACTGTTTTTAAAATATATCCTTTCGTTATCCGTATCGACTCTATAAACCTGAGCTTCGGTAGAGTGTTGAGGCGATATGACGCAAATGTTTGTACTTGTTATAGCAAAATCAGCTTTAGCAACTCGAAACATTCTTACATAAGTTGAATTAGCATTCAGAGTAACCATACAAATGTAATACCAATAAGACGCATCGTCTTTTAGGTAAGCAGCAAAACACGCATCTGCCGCGGCGGCGGTGAAAGTACTTTCTCTGTAATCGTAGGTTAGCGCATCAGTGCTTGTTACGTTTGCTACAGCAACGTAACTCCCTTGAGGGCCGTAACCGGAGCTGGTAGAGTTACCCGCAAACATAAATACTGCATCCTGACCCGGGATTTGATGCGTAAAAGATAGTTTTGCGTTCAAGTTCAACGTAGTGGTGCTTGGATCACCCCAAGCATAGGGAAGGTCAATAGGGTCAGGAGCGTGAGTCAAAGACTTTAGATATTCGTCCTGAATACCTTCTGGAGTTGCATAATCTTCTGTCGCGGTCCGAACTCTAGGGCAATGAACATTCCAAGGGACAAGCCTCGAATTGCCCTCAGAGTCAACCCCAAGAAAAATCTGCGTACCCTGATCTAACTCAAAGTTCGGCAGGCTCACTGCTTTCTTTTTTATTGCTTTCTTTGCTGAACCTGATCCTAAAACTGCCATATCTTATACCTCGAACCAGCCGACAGTTGCGTCGACGTATATTAGTTGTGTTGAATTTCCTGTGGGAAGGGAGCCATCTTCAGCAGCAGAGTTAATGTTTTCTCCGTTACGACCAACTGTAACCAACCCGGCACCCGCAGAAGACAAAGTTACAGAGTCTCCACTAGAAGGTGAAGCCGGTAATGCAATAGTAAATGGTGACGCACTGTTACAAATGATTTGGTCACCTGCAACAGCCGTATAAGTAGTAGTTTTGATGGACCACGACGACCCGGTTAGGCTGTTTAGTTTAGAGTGGTCCGCATCAGTAAACACATTGCTGTCTGTAGCTGCGTCTACTGCGGCACGTATCTCCGCGTCGGTTTGATCCGCTGTAGCGCCGTCTTCTACGTTAAGTAGCGTTCTAACACTAGCGGGTGTCAATTCTTCTGAATCACCGGAACCCGCCGTTGTCCTACCTAAGATAGTGCTGGTGGCAACGTTTGATACTACGTCAACAGCATGGTCTAAGTCGCTAATTTGAGACTCAGTAATCGACAACGCTGCTTCGTGCTGAGTAACGCTAGACTCCGATACGTTGCCTGCGTTTATGTCTGTGGCACCTTGGTCTGCCGTCCAGTCGATGTGCTCGTTGGCTACAAACCCTTGGAAGCTGTCGTGGTCTAGCGAAGCCTGCATGTACCCGCCAAGTACAGAAACGTCTGTCCGCTTAAGCGCACCGCTGTCGTTGAGTAGTAGTTCGTCAGCGTCGACTATGCCTGTCGTTAGCGCAGTCCTGTTCGTAATAGCAGAAACAGTAAGTGTCGTAGCTCCGTCACTACTGGACGTAACTTCTCCCGTATGGTCTGGGTGACTGTAGTTGTTTGCGTTTGCTACTATACCGTTAAGTTTTGAATGGTCTGCGTCAGTAAACACATTGCTGTCGGTGGCTGCTTCTACAGCCGCTCTGATTTCAGCATCAGACTGATCAGCTGTGGCATTGGTTTCACCCGTGTACCCCAAATCAGCCAGAGTAAGCGTCCGAGTCGCTACCGCACCATTGGCGTCTGTGACGTGCCCTGATGCGTCTGTCGTAACATTGATGTCAACGTCAGACACAATGGTCGCACCCGAGAGGAGGCCAGTATCAACATTGATATCATCCCCATTGTATGAGGGATGAGTGTAATCATTAGCCGTTGCAGAACCTGTATAGCCAAGATTAGCGAGTGTCATCGTCCGCTTGGTCATAGCCGTGATGTGGCCTTCAGAATTTGTCTGAAGCGTATCCAAGACATCCGCACCTGATGTATCCAAGTTAGTTACTGAATTGATCGGGTGCGTGTAATCATTTGCTGTTGCTGAGCCTGTATAACCAAGGTTAGCCAGTGTCATGGTACGTTTGGACATCAATGTAATGTGCCCAGTAGAGTCTGTGTTTAAGACATCCAGTACCTCTGCATTAGCAGTATTGATATTCGTCGTTACGTTGCTTGGATGCGTGTAATTGTTATACGGACCCAAGTCACTTATCTGACTCTCCGTAATACTCAGCGCAGCTTGATGAGCGGTGACTGCTCCTTCATGAATGGAGCCACCAGTGATGCTCACAGAGTTTGAATTCTGTGTAGCGATCGTACCCAGTTCACTGGTTGTCAGCGTCGTGTTAATCCAGACAGCTGCACCTGTGGAAGCGTCCACACAGCGATAAGCTTCATCGCCCGTTGTGTCAATCCAAACAGAGCCGACTGCAAACGCACCGTTGCCGCCTGTGTTCGCGCCGTCGTCGTCTGCATCTGGCGCTGCCGTAGCGTCAAACTTACTTGGTGCTGTGTTGTTAAGTTTTGTTTGTACTGCTGTCGCCAGCATTGCCTCGTCAACAGCGTTAGTCTGAATGGTTAAAGCCCCATCCCCGCTAGAGACAACATCCCCGCTATGGTTGGGGTGCGAGTAGTTGTTCGCGCTTGTGGCAACTCCGTCTAGCTTAGTCCAGTCTCCCGAAGACATAACCCCCGCAAAAGACCCAGTCGCTGCAGTCAGCGTTGCGTTGTCTCCCGCAGTGTTAGTAATAGGAACGGTAGTTGTGGTTCTCGTACCCTGTGCAAGATCAACGTCGCCTGACTGTAGCGCGCTATCTGCAGTTGACCCCTGCGCAGCCGTAGCCAGTCCCGCCTCCGCTGGCGTTTGGTTCTTCCATGTATTGTCGCCTGAGTTATAGGCCAACACTTCGTTATCAGCAGGAGTAGCGATAGTGACGTTGCCCAAGTCGGTCAGACCTTCGCCGGTTATATCCTGTAGCGCAGAATCTGCTAAAGCACCTTGGGCTGACGACGCTGCGTCGGTAATGCCATACCCTGCGAGAGTCGTTGGTGTGCCGGAAGTAATGTCCGTCCACGCCCAGTTGAGTGCGGCAGTCTCCGTCTTTGTGTAGGCGTTGGTGATACCGTAACCAGCGACAGTCGTCGGCTTACCCGAAACAATATCGCCCCAGTCCCACGTTAGCGCATCAGCCTCCGTCTTTGTGTAGGCGTTGGTGATACCGTAACCAGAAATCGTAGTCGGCTTGCTGGTGATGTCAGTCGCCCAGTCCCACGTCAGTGCGTCGACTTGGGTCTGTGTGTACGTCAGTGCGTCGACTTGGGTCTGTGTGTACGTATTCACAGTCAAGAGTACGTCGGTTATTCCGTAACCATCCCGCGTGGTTGGCGTAGTAGAAACGTCAGACCAAGGCAGCGTACCGCTAAGCGACGCACCAGTAATCGCACCAGTGGCGTCTATAGAAGCAACAGGCGTTGTACCGCCAATGGTCGTGCCTGCACCGTCAATCGTACCGCCAGTGATGGCGACGTTATCAGGGGGTGATATGGTAGCACTGGTTATTCGTGCCTCGAACGGGGTGTTGTTGCCCCACGCGAAACCTGTCGTACCCTCTTGGGCGCGCACGATGGTCAGAATATTACCGGCTACGTTCGTTACCTGTACGATTTCCCAGCTATCTTCATCGCCGTTGCCGTCGAACCCAACGAACGTAGCTAAGTAATAGTCTGTACCGGGATCAGGAAAGTCAGCCGCGCTAACCAGCGTCACAGAAGTTGCGACGTTAGTAATAGCGCCGTTTGTGACTCCTACCGCGTTGTTTACAAGTATCTGGCCCATGCGTTAAATCTCTTTTATCTTAAAGATGACTTCGTCCTGAAGCTGACGGCCATCAGCGGTGTCGACGTCGAGAGTTACTTTGTATTTAACGCCTGCAGTGCCACCAGACACCCAGAACTTAACACGAGGGTCAAACACACCGATTGTGTCCACAGTAAGCCCGACAGGGTCTACGGATTCAAGAACCGCAGTCTGCACATTGTCGCCATCAGTAAGAAAGTCACCATAGTCAATAGTGTAAGAAAGCCGTTCTGCTGGCTGCTGTGTGACTGTACCTAACTTCATGCGGCTCTCCTAAACACAAACTCTTGTACCGGCCTAACTAGCTCGGATGTGTAAGGTGGACGGATGAAGGTACGCTCTGGTGGGTCAACAGATTCCGCATTCACTACCTCTAGCGTGTCTACCGCTAAACTTCCAGATAGGATGGTCGTTGGGAACACCTGCAGATATACCGCTCCACTACCTGCTATTGTACAATTTGCAGAGTTATCTACAAGCGAGGTTGTTGACAGAGTACGTAAGGCCGTGGAAGTAGTAGACACAGTCACTGTCGCCGGGTCAGCCTCAGCTATGAGTATACGTTCAGATGTGGCCGTAGCCGACCCTGCGACGCTCAGCGTAGAAGTTACAGGTAAAACGCGAGTCGCTATAGGCACTACCACAGCAGAGAAAGGCGCTGTTATGCCTGTCGCCACTGTTGTGCGCGTAGTAATTGTGTTCGTAACATCGAGAGTCACCGCCAAGGTAGACACGCCTNCCTGAGTAATCGTAGCCTCGGTAAGCGTCACGCTACTGCTACCGCCTATTGGCGAAGAAGAGTACTGCGTAACATACATGTCAGCGGTGGATTCGAGCGACATAGCTGCATCAGCCTGTGCCTCCCGGCGCATTTTCGCTTCTGACATGTTGAATGTGACACTGGAACTACCTGTCGCAGTGGTGTACGTGGTTCGCGTTGGCGTGGCTGTCATTGCAACGCTGCATACGACGTCGTCGGGGTCTAGCAGGCTAGACAACAGAGGGTCGACTGTAAACGTCGCCGCTGCAGCCGGTGTTGACAGTGCCGCTTGGGTTCTAGTGCTGTCTGCGACGGATATCCCAACAGCGTCTATTACGATAATAGCTGTAATAGTCTTGTAGTTTAGGACCAGACTATTGTCAGTCGTTACTGACGCTGCGACGTTAATAGTCGCAAACGAATCATATATAGTATCTACGCCTGATTCTGCGTAGACGTTGGCTGTTACAACAATACCTACGGTACTCGTAGCTGTCCTGTCGCCTTCTACTGCAGGTATAGCGACAGCCCCTGAAGGGGTCGCTGTAGGGTGCTGAGTTAGTGTGGCGTCGGCGGTTATTGCTACGCCGACAGGCTCTATGTCAGAGTCCCCGATTTCTTCAGAGGGTATCGCGACTATCCCGCAGGATACCTCTATATCGGCCGCGCCGTACGTGTCCCGAAGGATGAACGCGGATATGGTGACTGTAGAATCAAGGTCTGCGGATACAGCGTGTTTCTTCCACGCTGTAGCGTACAGCCCACCAGCAGGTGTAATTGTTGCCAACGGCCCGTGTGTGAACGTCTGCTGTGCGGTTATCTCAACCGCGCCAGATACGGCAGCTGAGCCGGTTACAACAAACCCGATATTAGCAAGCGTAAGCCCTACGGTAACACTTATGGATGCTTCCGCAGATATGTAAATGGGAGCAGAAGCACCATTCGCAACTGCACCGTTTGGTACGAAGAAGTTCATGCTACTCTGCCCGGTCGACTAAATTAGTCGAATGTTACAGTTATTGCTCCGATACCGAATGACAGCACGTCCCCCTGCAGCAGCGTTTTAGACGATGCTAGTGGGGCGTGAAACAACAGGTTACCTGTCGTAATCGCATCGAACACACCAATGTGTGTACAGGTGATTGACGAAGCACCATCGTTAGATGGGAACGTAATAACCTTTGCGTTTTGGGTTGTGCCGTCAGTCGCGCCCGGTGCATCCCAGCCAGTCTCTTTGCCAGCGCCGCCAGCAGCATCTTGACGCGCGTATGTCGTCCATGTCGAGGCAGGGTTAACTTCAGTACCGGAACCTGCATCAGTCGGGTCAGACTCGAACAAACCGATGTAGATTGTAGATGGGGCAGAGTACGCGGGAGTACGGAAGATGTGGTTAACCAACTGTACCTCAAGATAATCTGAAAACTTACTCATGGATATCTCCTAGAAGATTTAAGGCGCGTTAGGTGCAGGCGCGTTCGGGTTAGTAGGTGATTTAGGACCAGCTTGTATGGTAGCCGAAATCTCAATACCGAGGGCATTTGCAAAAGTGCCATAGTGCGCTTGGGCGCGTTGAGCATTCCCGGCGTACTCGCTGTCCTTCGTATAGGCTCGATATAGAATGTAGTCCTGAATCACGTTTCCGTAGATATCAGGTACGTCGATGTCACCAGTGACATCATCCCACGTTGCACCATCGCCCGGCTCCGTCACATCTGCAGGGTACACTGAATAGACAATATCCAGCTTTGCAGAAGTCGTAGCAGGCGGGTACACATAGAAAATGCTGCGATCCCGAGGGTCATACATATAATGCAGAATCTCAGCTGCCTGAGTTATGTCATGCCACTCAGGAGTTTGTGCGTCGAGTATTTCTCGATTGACCAGTCGTACTGCACGTTTTGTGCTGACTGTGTTGTTACGCACGATCTCAATAAGTTTGGAACCATCACCGGGTAGTGACTGGCGACTACCAGCTACCAAGGTGATTGTAGAATTTGTAACGAGGGCGTCGGGGCGATACAAAGCAACTTCACGCTGCCCATCGTTTAGATACCTAACCAGTTCATCTACAGGCCATCGTACTGACGAGTTATCCTGCAGTATGTCAACAGCCCGTCTTATAGTGCTTTGTGCCGAAATTGCCATTTTTACCTCACGAAAGGTTGTTGTTTGACGGATGATGAACCGACAACTCGACCCATGTTACCCTCAATTCTAGCGTTATGACACATAGTGTATGCCGCCGCTTTATGTATGCCTGCGGAAACTAAGTCGGAGTATGGTTGGCCCGGCGTGGACTTCAGTCGGTACAGGGCACCGTGAGTCAGCGCTTCGTGCCAATAAACAAATAGGTCGTCGTCTAAGTACTTAGCCCCACGGACAGGTCGCAACACGATAGACATTTCTATCGGGTACACCTTGTCCGGTGCAGGGAACAGGTTGAGCACTACCTCCGACTCGTTCTGCGTTACGTAGAAGTGGGTCGGGATGGTGTCACTGACGTTATCTTTAACCGGCAGCCCGATTGTCGGTAGCGACTTTAGCTTTTTCCCATTAACCGTCACGTATACTACGCGCGAATACTCTTGGTTCGTGGGAATGTCGAAGTCGTACGCCGCTAAACCAGCTTCAGTGTTAACCGAATCCGGCGTGTACCGTATGACAAGCGACTTATCACAAAACTCAATCGCCGCGTCAACGAGCGATTGCTCAGCAAAAGGTGCCGGACAAGAAATTACGTGCGGCAGTATTCGCGGGAAAAAGTCAGCTACAGGCTTCACTTATTCGTCTTCAAGCCCTACGGGTGGCTCTGGCTCTGGCTCCACGCTAACGATAGGTGGGGCAATGCCGACAGCTTCGCCAGCGTTGTGCTCAGCCATAAGTTTTTTACCAAGAGCGTTAAGATCGTACTCACCAGTAACTGCATTCTTCGTAGCCATCCACTCAGCTTTGCCGTTGTACCTGTCCAGCCGTAGCTTATTCAGATGCTCACCGCCACCGAGTAGCTGGCATAGTTCTAAAGGGGTCGTCATTCAGTATCTCCAAAAGCGGGGGGTCGAAACCCCCCACCGGGTTAGACTTCAATCCATGTAAGGCCGTCGGTGCCGAGCTGCATTAACTCAGTAACAGCGCCAGCCGCTACAGCTATTGCAGCATCAATTACTCGACCAGTGCTACAACTAGCGCCTCTGGCTTAACAACCTTTCGACCGTACACGGCCAACCCACGGACAATGTCGCCAAAGTCTGTCTGGTTACGCAGCGGTTCAGTCTTACTGATCGTCATTGCAAAGCTAGTCGCGTGCTTGGTGCCTGCGATCATAGTTCTGCGCTGGTTAGCAGTAGTGGCCCCGCCAGTTGAGGGGTCAGTCAGTCCAGACACAAGGTCTTTGTTGGCGTCGCCGCGTGGCAGGAGGTTAGAGACGTAGACCGTAAAGCGATCCAACATACCGATTTTACCGGTACGGATGGTGCTTGACGCATCTCCGGAGAAGTACGCTTGCGCAATGTCCGAACGCATCAGAATCTGACGGTCGTACGGCGTCATAACTAACCAACGTCCATCTTCCGGTACGTTCTGCTCATCTAACGCAGCAGACATACGCAGGATACACTCAAGCAGGTTGTTAGCCGTGCTGGTGTCAATAGGCGCGGTTAGAATGCCGAGGTCGTAAGCAGCAGACAGTGCGCCAGCAGTAGCGCCGGAGTTAGCTGCAGCCGGGCCTTCAGTGACAAAGCAGTTGAAGAAAAATTCATCTTCGATGTTGATCTTCATTTGCTTCGCAGCATCGTCAGTGAACATGTTCATCAAGTCCATGTCAGCCTGTTGCGCCAGTACGTCGTTCGTCTGAACACTGAAGTACTTCGCCTGATCCACCTGCATGTCTTGGTAGATAGGAGTAGGAACCTCAGTAGTTAGGGTCGAACCGGCACCGGTGTAATCCAGAATCGTGATCGACGGCGCGGTACGGATGCGAATTGTGTCGCCTTTATTCCGCAGCTCACCCTCGTAGTCAGTGTTGGAAATCTCTGACAGCATGGTGTTCTGGTAAAATTTGGCAAGTAGCTTGCCGGACCACAGAGTCGGTATAAACGACCCGGTGTACTCAGGCGACGTAGTGAAGTCACCGTTAGTGGGGAATACAGCCATTGTAGGATGCTCCTGTTAAACGAGTTGGTTACCCCTTCACACGATTCTCTGTGTATGCGGAGTCTATTTCAGCTTCAAGTTTTCTAGCTTCCTCTGTGCGACCGTTTGCGTTTAGCTCCATTACTTTCAGGAACATTTTCCTGACAGCAGCGTCATTGTAAATTTTTCCGTTAACGCTAGGTGCAGTTGTTGCTGCAGTCGATGTAGTGGAAGGTTGAATCTGACTTTCAAGTTCCTTTGAGGGGGTTGGGTCGGGAGTATCAACAGGCTGTTCAGTATCTTTGAACAGTTGAACATAGTGCGCGACGGCTTCTGCGTCGCCTTCTGCGTAGGCATTTTGTGCCGCACCCATTCGTGGGCCTCTGAGTATAGGGTCTACCTCGTTAAGCCACGCAATCCAACTAGGATTGGTGTTGATTTCTTCGAAATCAGGGACTAAACGTGCTAAACGCTGCTCAAAAGATTGAGTGGATACCTTATTTTCGGTCTCGCCCTGCTGTTGTTTCAACATGGCGTTCTCGGCTTCTAAGGCTTCGAACCTCTTAGTGAGGTCGGCGGTCTCCTCGCGTGCAACTTTGCGTTGTACTTCGATCAAGTCCTCGCCAAATTCTTGACGGTCTTCATCAGTGACAAGTGACGTACGTTCGACGGACTGCGGCGTCGGGGCCTGCTCTTGTTGCGTAGTCAAGGCAGTAACTTGAGAGTTCAGGGTTTCAATCTGAGTCTCCAAGTTCTTCACCTGAGAATGCAAGCGAGGCACTTCGGCGTCGTACATACCCTGAAGGGTCTTGTACTTCTGTTTCCAGACAGCGGGGTCGTCGTCAGTACTTGTCGTAGATGGCTTTTCTGGAGCTGGTTCGACTGGTGCTTCGACCGTAGTTTCGGGCGCTTGCACCTCCGGCGTCGGCGTTGCGGATTGCTCTGCTTCTGGCGTCACGACCGAAACCTGTGGCTGACTAGCGTCAGTGGGGGTCTGGTCGCCGTACAGATGCTGCTGAATCGCATCGGCTTGGTCGGATTGTTCTTGAACTTGCTTCGGTAATGCCATCTGTTACTCCTAAAGCTCCAACTCTGTTCAACGCTCCTGTTACGGTGTGCGTATTCCATAATGGTTTGCTGGACTAATCACGGTGTTTCCATCCGTGTTTTTACCTCGTGCGATGTTTCAACCGCGTCGAGGAATGAACGTAGCGCGTAAGCCTGCCCTTGCAGTCTCAACATTCGATCTTTGTCCTCAGTTTCAACCAGAGAGGCTGTAACATCTGAGAGCGCAGAGTCGAACAAATCAACTAAGTGGGGCATCCCCTGCTTACAGTCGACGAGCGACTGTATGTGCTGCGGGTTCGGGTTATGCGTCACGAATAAACTCATGGTGCAAATTTATATCAACCCGAGCACTATCGCAACAAGTTCCTCGTCAGTTGGGTTACGTATTGTCGTTGGAATCATAACGGTCCTAAACGCCATTGAAGCAGCGGTTACAGGGGCGGTTTCCGACCCAGCCATAGGGTCAACTAGCGAACTACTAGCGTTAATGTGTGCACTTACTTCGTCTACTGTTGCCCCTGTAAGCGGTGGTAGCGTCTCAGACGACGTCAACAAGCTAAACTGGGGTAGTGCAAGGACTACACCCTTAGTAAGCTCAGTTACGTTTGTGCCAGCGAATCTGTCTGGCTGGACAACTATTGGCTCTGGGTATATCGGGCGTAGTGCCGGGTCGGAAGGTATGACTATAGCGGGGGGGATGATGTCCCACTTAGCGTAGA